TTCTCCGTGGCTTCGTAAGGATGAGATCAAGGATCTTGATTGTGTGAAACGTTATTATGGTTATAGTAACGAAAAGGCAAAGCAAGCTCTACGTATCTTAAGTAAAGAACAACTTAATTTTATAAAATCTAAATTTGAAACTGGAGGAGCGAAATGATTACCGAGCCTGAGGTAAAATGGTCTACGGATCAAATGATTGAGATTACATTGAATGAACCAGATGATTTCCTAAAAGTTCGTGAAACACTTACACGTATTGGAGTAGCATCTCGTAAAGAGAAAAAGATCTATCAATCCTGTCACATATTACATAAGCAAGGAAGATATTATATTGTACATTTTAAAGAACTGTTTGCATTAGACGGTAAGCATGCAAATCTAACTCAAAATGATGTTCAACGTCGTAATCGTATCATTCAGTTATTATCTGATTGGGGCCTAATTACTATTATGAACGTAAGTAAAATTACTGATATTGCACCATTAAATCAGATAAAAGTGTTAGCATACAAAGAAAAACACGAATGGATACTCGAAACAAAGTATAATATAGGAAAGAAAAAGAAAACCGAGGAGTAACCATGAACGGAAGACTAGACAAGGTTGCTATGACTAATAAACTCATGCAACTTAAAAGAGAATTGCATTATAAGTGTGAGATTGGGGAAAAGGGTGAATGGGAATGTAAAGGAGCAAATGATTATCTTAACAGAGTATTTGATGTATTAGATGAGTATTGGCAGTAGATACCGAACAAAAAATTAGAGTATGCCACATTGCATAATTTGACAGTAAGTGGTTAAATATTAATGTCGCCTTCGGGGACACAATTCACACTCGCTTACTAAGGAGAACCATGACTAACATACAGAGATATAGTGCTTCAGATCTTCCAGAACTAATGGAAAAGATCGCAAGAAATAGCATAGGGTTAGATGATTACATCCAACAATTTTGGAATACAAATTCAAATGCTAACTATCCACCATATAACATCGTTCACGTAAACAACGTTGAGTCTAGATTAGAGATCGCACTCGCAGGATTCAAAAAGAAAGAAGTTAAAGTTTACACAGAATATGGTAAGATATTCGTAGAAGGAACTAAGGAAAAGAAAGAAGAAGAAACTTATAGTCACAAAGGGCTAGCACAGAGATCATTCTCAAGGCAATGGTCACTATCTGATGATGTAGAAGTAAAAGATGTAACTTTTGCAGATGGACTTCTTACAATTACATTAGGTAAGATTGTTCCAGAACATCATGCTAAAAAAGTATACCTTTGATGATTAAAGGATACAATACTTTAGGGATCTTGACGATCCCTTTTTTTATGGTATAATATAGTCAATATATGTTAAAATATGAGTATTCAACTCGCACTACTTAAATCTGGAGAAGAAGTAATTGCTGACATCAAAGAAATTCGTCAAGAAGAAACAGGTGTCTTAGTATCTTATCTTTTTAAAGATCCATATTGTGTTAAAATAAAAACAACTCAGGTTTTAGTTGAAGATGAAAGTAGACCGAAACACGAACTTGCATATTACAAATGGATGTCATTATCTAATGATAGTGATATAATTGTAAATAAAGATTGGGTGGTCTGTATTACAGATCCACTTGACACCGTTAAAAACAACTATGAGGAGAAAATGAATGGAAGACGATCTAATGATCCAAACGGATCAAGCTACGGATCAGGAAATGGAGGCAGCGAATCCAATTCAAGTGTTACACTTAGTGAATCAAATGATTCTAATAGCGGAGATTGATGAAGTCTTGGCAGACATTGGCCAACCAGATTGTAAATTAATTAATCCATGTGTTATAAATGATCCTCATGCAAATGAGAGAAATGATATGGATGGTAAATTGGAAAAGTGGATGTCAGATCTAACTCCTAATAAAGAAATGTTCATAAGTTCTGATAAGATATTGACATTAGTTGATCCTACAAGTAAATTACTATTTGAATATAATAAGACTATCGCATGAGGTTTTATACAAACGTCCATCAAAGGTTTGACGAAATTCTTGTTCGTGGATATGAAAACGGTAAACATTTTACTGCGAGAGAGGCTTTCCATCCCACATTTTTTGTTCCTTCAAAAAGAAACTCTAAGTATAAAACTTTAGAGGGTCAGAGTGTTGAACCAATTAAACCTGGCAAAATATCAGAGTGTAAACAGTTTATAGATAAATATTCTGAGGTGGATAACTTTGATGTTTACGGAAACGACAGATATATCTGTCAGTATATCTCCGAAAAATATCCAGAAGAAGAAATCAAATTTGATATTAGTAAAATTAAATTAGTCACGATTGATATCGAGGTTGCAGCTGAAAGTGGATTTCCCAACGTCTTTGATTGTGCAGAAGAATTACTAGCAATTACTCTACAGGATTATACAACTAAGAAAATAATTTGTTTTGCTTCACGTCCATTCAATAATACGAGAGAAGATGTAAGATACGTTCAGTGTACGGATGAATATAATTTAATAGATCGTTTTTTAGAATATTGGGAAAGAAACACACCAGAAGTGATTACTGGTTGGAACTGTGAGTTGTATGATATTCCGTACATCGTAGGACGTATTGAAAGATTGATGGGTGAAAAGAAAGTTCGTAAACTTTCTCCTTGGGGTTATGTAAGAAAGAAAGATTTTGTTGTACAAGGTCGTAAACAAATATCTTGTGAAATGGCTGGTATATCAGTTATTGATTACCTTGACCTATATCGTAAGTTTACATATACAAACCAAGAATCATATCGTCTAGATCATATTGCTTTTGTTGAACTTGGTAAAAAGAAATTAGACCACTCTGAGTTTGATACATTCAGAGATTTCTATACAGGCAATTGGCAAAAGTTTATTGAATACAACATCATCGACGTGGAACTCGTAGATCAACTCGAAGATAAAATGAAGTTGATTGAACTTTGTCTGACGATGGCATATGATGCGAAAGTGAATTACACAGATGTATTCTTTCAAGTAAGAACTTGGGATTCAATTATTTACAATTATTTGAAGAGGAAGAACGTTGTGATTCCTCCAAAGGTGAGAACAGATAAAGACTCACAATATGCAGGTGCTTATGTTAAGGAACCGATACCAGGAAAGTATGATTGGGTGGTTAGTTTTGACCTCAACAGTCTTTACCCTCATCTCATTATGCAATATAATATTTCCCCAGAAACATTACTCGACCAGAGACATCCATCGGTCAACGTTGATAAAATTCTATCTGAGGAAGTAACATTTGAAATGTTTAAAGATTATGCGGTATGTGCAAATGGTGCGATGTATCGGAAAGACATCAAAGGGTTCTTACCCGAACTGATGGAGAAGATGTATAATGAGCGAGTTATCTTCAAGAAGAAAATGATTGAGGCAAAGAAAGCTTATGAAAAACAGAAGACGAAAACGTTGGAAAAAGAAATTTCCCGTTGCAACAATATCCAGATGGCAAAGAAGATCTCTCTTAACTCTGCTTATGGTGCTATCGGCAATCAGTATTTTCGGTATTTTAAATTAGCAAACGCAGAAGCAATTACTTTATCTGGTCAAGTTTCAATCCGATGGATTGAAAATCGGATGAATCGTAAACTGAACAAAATTTTAAATACGGAGGATGTTGATTATGTTATTGCTTCTGATACCGATTCCATTTATCTTAATCTGGGCCCTTTTATTGACGCAGTATACCAAGGCAGAGAGAAAACTACTGAAGGCATTGTGTCGTTCCTTAATAAGGTGTGTGAAGTGGAATTTGAAAAGTATATTGAGAGTTCTTACCAAGCGTTGGCAAAATACGTAAATGCGTATGACCAAAAGATGTTTATGAAAAGAGAGAACATCGCAGATCGTGGTATATGGACAGCAAAGAAAAGATATATTCTGAATGTGTGGGATAGTGAAGGAGTCAGATATGCAGCTGCAAAGTTAAAGATTATGGGTATTGAAGCAGTGAAGTCATCAACACCTGCACCTTGTCGTACGATGATTAAGGAAGGATTGAAAGTGATGATGAGTGGAACTGAAGATGAGATGATAGATTATATTGATAGTTGTCGAACTAAATTTAAATCATTATCTCCAGAAGAAATATCATTTCCTCGTACTGCATCAAATGTAGTCAAGTATAAAGGAACTAATAACATATATGAGAAGGGAACACCGATGCACGTTCGTGGTGCTCTCCTATATAATTTTTACGTTAAAGAGAATAAACTTGATAAGAAGTATGCATACATTCAGAATGGTGAGAAAATTAAGTTCTGTTATTTAAAAAATCCAAATCCGATTCGTGAGAATGTAATGTCATTCATTCAAGATTTCCCAAAGGAACTTAATCTTGAAAAGTTTATTGATTATGATACTCAGTTTGATAAAGCATTTCTCGATCCGATGAAGGCTGTGTTAAATGCAATTGGTTGGTCAGATGAAAAGAAGATTACTTTAGAAAGTTTTTTCTCCTGATTGCCAAAAATAGAATATGATGTTATAATGTGTATAGTTAAACTTTTATCATGGATTTACCAATCAATAACGAAGAATTGAAAGAATTAATGGATGCGTTGAATGAATCAAATCATCCAGATGCAATGAAAAGGCAATTTCGTAATGAGTTGCATAGGAAGTTAAGATTAACTAAATTCTTGATTGAAGAAGGATATCCACATAAGAAAGTTCTCCGAGAAGTATTCGACATTGTAGCATAGTATGGATTTTTTAAAAGAAATAGTAAAAGAGATAGGTGATGATTACACCCAAATTGCCTCCGAAATCGACGAAAACGAACGATTCATCGACACAGGATCATATATCTTTAATGCAGTGGTTAGCGGTTCCATTTATGGTGGTGTTTCTAGTAATAAGATCACTGCCATCGCTGGCGAAAGCTCTACTGGAAAGACTTATTTTTCCTTGGCTGTTGTCAAAAACTTTTTGGACACTAACCCTGATGGGTATTGTCTCTATTTTGACACTGAAGCAGCCGTCAATAAAGGA